TTACTGTAGAGTCAGCTCCCGCAGCTCCTTGATCTCCAGTCCATCCAGTGTACCCAGTAGGTCCAGTTACTGTAGAGTCAGCTCCCGCAGCTCCTTGATCTCCAGTCCATCCAGTGTACCCAGTAGGCCCAGTAGGCCCAGTTACTGTAGAGTCAGCTCCCGCATCTCCTTGATCTCCAGTCCATCCAGTGTACCCAGTAGGTCCAGTTACTGTAGAGTCAGCTCCCGCAGCTCCTTGATCTCCAGTCCATCCAGTGTACCCAGTAGGTCCAGTTACTGTAGAGTCAGCTCCCGCAGCTCCTTGATCTCCAGTCCATCCAGTGTACCCAGTAGGTCCAGTTGGACCTGAAGCAACGAGACTCCAGTACGTAGCGGTCACTGCACCTACTCCTGGCTCATCATCTGCCCCTCCTGAAGTATGCTGAGCGATACAGACATACGACGAACCGGTGGCAGAGTTGTAAACTCCGTCACCTATCACATACAGCGTTGCTGTGGTCCATTGACTTTGCCAGAATTTGATTCCTGACAATGCAGCATCATCACCATTCCCTCTTGTCCATGTTGAATCTCCCATAATATTTATCGGTAACTACGTCGGCGAGGTGCGACTTGATCGCGGTAGGCTGCCGACCTCATTGAATAAAGGTTTTTAATTTCTTCGACTAAACCACCATCTCCTTTGACTCGAGGGTCGCCAAAGATTTCATATTTAAGCTCTCGAGCCTTGGTCCACATTTCTTCAGCCATGCAGTAGTCGAACGCGGCTCCTTTAGAAACAACTCGATGAACAACGTCAATCATCTGAGGTTCATTATCAGTAGAATACAAATCAGCAAAACTTATTTGCACTTGAAGCATGATTCCATTCACAATAGTTGAGCCGGTCGTTTGTGCTGGCCGAATAATAAGATTGTTACCGAGTAACTGAGCTGTCGGTTTTGCTGGATTATCTACTATTCGAGTGTCATTTCCTTCGACACTATCCTGAAGCCTCATCGGATCGATGAAAGTAAGAGGTACAAAATCACCGCCAGTAGAATACAAAACCTCTCCTTTCATAATACGAAGCAACTCAACTGGTAAGTCGTAGGTTGTAATTCCTGATTTAAAGTGTCGATAAATCGTTTCACCAGCTACGTGCCAGTCATCACCCGCAGTGACCGCCCAGCCGACGGCCTTTTTGTACCACTCATTCGCATTGCGATCGAGGTCGGTATTTGAGTACTCGGCTGAGGTGAGCTGCGGGCTCACTGTGTACCGAGTGTCTGTTCTAATTGTTGCAAGATTCATAATATATTTTGTATTCTAAGATTTTTATCAATCCCAGATCCCTCTCCCCGGTGAGGGAGAGAGTCTAGGATCGATGCTTACACTCCAAGTGCGTCTTGAGTCTTCTCACTAGCATGAGCCAAGTTCAACGGATTGTTTTCAACAATATCCGTTGTAATTGAGTATGAAGCAGCGAGTAGAGACGCTACTGATTCTGGGAGATCGACCATTGTGTTCTTTCGAACGTCAAATCGATATCCATTAATCAGTACCGGTCGATAAGCTCCCGCTTTTTCGCCCGGGTCAAGAGGAATCATCATTCGAACCTTTGGTTCGGCTGCGAGCTTTCGCTTGGTAGCAAGAGCTCGGTCTTCAACAGAATTTTGAGTATCTTCTTTCAGCCCTGGAATTACTGTAGAACGATCTACAGTAGTTGCTGCCACTGGTGCTGCCGGAGCTACTGGAGCTTCAGGAGCAGCCTGTGGGGCAGGAACTTCAGGAGTTACTTCTGAAGCCGGAGCTTCTGCTGATATGTCATCTGCTGGTGGCAATGGTTGGTCCGGACCAGGTGTTACCTGATTAGGTACTTCGCCGTTTGCTTGAGCTTCAGCAGCTGCATACGCTTCTGGCGTATCGACTTCGAACTCGTTTGTTGTTTCTGGATTCATAATTTTATTCATTTAATGATTAATTTTTCATCGGGTAAAGTTTTGTCTCTCTCCGATTGTTTGAATTGGTTCTACTCAGATTAAGAGTAGTGAACGAGCATGTAGTCGAACGTTAGTGAACCAAGGTCCACTGCGGTTGTAGCATCGATCATGTTGTTGATGTAGACCGAAACCTCATCAGTATCTGTGACCTTTGCTCCGACTACTGCTGAATCATCCTCCATTGCTCGCGCATTAAGGAAGACTGCATCGCCAACGGCTGCTCCGGGGATAGCCGCGGTTTCGACACCTTGAGCTCCGGCTGCGATTGAAGCTGCATCAAGTACAAAAGTACCGTATTCAACCCATCCACCTTTACCGTCGTCAATAGTCATTTTTCTAGTGATAGCTGTTGCTGCCATAAAAAATTTTAGATTAAAGTTTGAGTAATGTAGGGGCCCTTCCCCCCCTACGGCCACCGGCGACGTACTATCCGGTCACTTGAGTGATTAAACTCGAGCGTGCTCGATACGAGTCATAAACGCATCGTTCAGGATGACAGCGGTGAAGCTAGCCTTCCATCCAGAGGTTTCTCGTTGGTTGAGTGGGTCAGATGATCCACCTGATCCACGTGGCTTCACAATGTTTTGCATTGCTGCACCGCTCATACGAGTGACACCGTAAGCGTACTTCGCAAGGATTAGTGTTGAGTACACGTCAATTGAAGATGTACCAGCACCAGTGAATACTTTCGCCTTTACTGTCTCGATGAATCGAGTGTTGCCGTACTTTCCAATCTCACCCTCCATTCGAGATGAGGGGTTTGCGTATAGCTCGACCTTAGTCCAACCGCTCAATGCTCGGAGAGTCTTCGTGGTGTACACGTGACAAATTCCGATGAAACAAGGTGGCAACGGTACTGTTGAGATACCAGTTGTCGGATCGACGTATGAAGTCATAAATCGAGCCTTGTTTGCCTTCAGAGTTTCCTCAGCAGTGTCGATATCACCGGCTATGATAACGTCAGCCGCAGCAACCTCAGAAGTCTGAGTGTTACCTGAACCTGAATAGATAACTGAAGTACCAGCATTAATGATGTCTCGACCCAGTTCGTCAAGAGTATCTCCAGCCTGGTCGGCTAGAATTTCGTTGGTTTCCATTCGAACAGGATCTTCAGTTTCCATTGTCAGCTTGTCTGTCAATGTAACGAAGTCACCATACCAGTTCAGCGTAGCTGAGATATCAGTCTTACTGAGCTGTGAGCCAGCAGGAGTAACTCCTTCAACAAGCGGAGTTGTTGCAGCACTCAAGTTAGCGTAGCGACGGAACTTAATAATATCCGAGTTGTTTTTCGGAATGTCTTTTACAATACCGAACTTGTTGTGAACAAGGAACGGTTGGACTCGGATCAAAAGATCTCGAGAGTAGAACGAATTGATGTTACCAATTTGTGTCTTGGTTGTGTTTCCAGTCATGATATTAATCAAGGTTAAAGTTAATAATTTGTGCAGCTAGAGTTGAACCGGCTATCCGTTCGGGTAAAGCATCTTATTTCTTTCTGCTTCGATCTCGGCTGGTGTAGCGTTGCTCCAATCCTTGTCTGCTATAGCTCCCTGGGAGTGACCCCCTGGTGCCATCGATGCGTCTTCAACGTCATCCGTGGTCTGACTACTTTTTATGTAGCTTTGAATCATCGGATCCTTGAGAGCATCTTCCGGAAGTGTGCCGTAGGCTCCTGCGTGAGCGATTACCTTCAGCTGCTGCTCTTTCGTTAGCTCCGGATGGTCTATTCGAAAGTCAGTTGCGATTTGAGGATCAACTTTTTTTTCATCCTTCTTTTCCTGGACCGTCGGCTTTTGGTCAGGTGGTGTTGGTGCTGATTCAGCCTTTCCTCGATAGTGACGTTTCTGATGAACCGTAGTTTGAGCACTTCTCAAAATAGCTTCATTCAGTTCTGTCACTTTTTCCGGATTTTGCTTGTCCTCTTCAGAGAAGTTGGCAATAAAATCTTCGTCAGCGTGTAGAGCTTCTAGCTCTTCCTTAGTCATGTTTTCCTCCAGTTGTTTATCAGCTGCCTCAGCTGCTGCTACTTCTTCTGGTGTAGGAGTTTGTTCCTGTGGTATTTCTTCATCCATAATTTATTCATTTGCTTTGCCATACGGCTGGGAGTTTAGTTCCCAAGATAGGTTATTTTTTAAATTTGCAGTTCTATCTAAACTGACTTATTTTTTGATCCCTTTGTCCGGTCGACTTTTCTTCCACTGTTCCAGGGAAGACGTGCGAACGGATTTCTTGCAATGTCTCAACGGCCTTCTGTGCTGCCAGTGCTTGAAGCCCCATGTTTCCTTTTGGATCGATGTTGCTCACACTGTTCAGCTCCGCTTCAGCTGCCAGTAGAAGTTCTTTGAGAGCCTCTACCCCGGCACCACCGACACCCATAAGCTTTGCTATAGCATTTGACTTATTTTCATCAAGATCTATTTTCATGCTTTTGCTTGATTAATGATTAAACTGCTCCCGGGTCTGCACCCGGTACCCCCGGACCTCCAGCCGTTGCAGCGGCCGCTGCTTCAGCTGGGGAACCGCCTCCGCGGTCCGGACCGGCCCCACCCTGATTCGCAGGGTTGAGGCTCGGATTAGTTGGGGTTTGGTTGATTCCATTGATAACTAATGGAGAGTATCCTGATTCTTCCAAAATAAGATTTAGAATTTTCAGAAGTCTAGGTTCTTGTAGGGCAGCTGGATTCGCAGCTGTGACCTGATAGATGTCTGAAAGTGTTTCAAGGTTCTCCTTCTTCCGATCATTTTCACCGGTTATTACCATCTTCACCGAGTATTTGAAGCTGGTGTAATATTCTCGCTCCACTCGGATTTGCTTTGGAGACTTTTTAATTTGGTCCTGGACCAGCTGACCAACGAGAGTCAGCTGCTCAGCTGTCGGCACTTCATTGTTTTCGAGAATATACCTCTTCATTACATCATACTGGAAGATCTTTCTCTTCGCCGCATAATAGATGTCGATATCTTCAGTATCATCAAGGATGTCGAGGATATGCTCTTCAGTGAGAGCTTTTCCGAAGTCTTTAAGCAACCACTCGTTGAATACTTCCTCTAGGAACAGTCCTTCATTCTCCTGAACCTTTTCAAAGAACTTTGTTGCTGATACCAGCTGCTGACTACCAAGCTTAAATGGTGTGTTCGAAGGAAGGTTTGCCCCAGTCACCACCTCGAGTGACTTACAGATGCGGTCAGCCTTCTTTTCGATCATTCCCATCTCAATCTGATAGTCCTGAGCTCCGCGGATCTCAGTTGGAATAGCTCCAATCTCTGACTTGCTAACAACAAGATCACCATCAAGCAGGTCGGAGAGAACGTTCTTCACGTGAGTTTTATCTCGAGTCTGGTAGAGGTGTAGCAATGCAATACGCAATGATGAGAAATACCGGTTGGTAATCTCATTTGCCTTCTCAGTTAGGTCGAAACAAGCCTCGTAGTTTCCAACTCCCAGCCATCGACCTTTTCGACGACGGAAGTGAACCTCTTTGTATGGGAATAAGTCCCGACTGACCTCTTTACAGAATAGTACTGTCTCAGTCTGGCCGGAATTGATTCCCGATACCACTGCCATCACATACACCGTCTCATTCATGTTCCCCTGGTAAGGAGATTCGATTGCCCCCGGTTGCTTCTGCATCGGTGGTAATCCTCGTTTGTATACGCGAGGCTTGCCTCCCTTCTTATACTTTTCGTACATCCAGCGAGGCATCTCTCCCCACATTTCGTACACTTCATAGAACGGTGTGTACTCATCGATGTTGGTTCCGGAAGAGGTGCTGATGTTTTGCTGATTCGTGTCGATGAAACCAACACGTGCAATGGTCTGGTTAGCGGAGATCAAATCTTGCACAGCATCCTGGTCCCAAGACTTGTACCGATGGAGATCATTTTGAGTCAACACATGCCTTTCAATGACCATACCGTCACTCAGCTTTTTAACAGCTGGATCATTCATTAGGTTGATGAGCTCAACCGTTTCGACATCAGTTCGGCCTTGAGCGTTCTTCACCTTCTTCCAAACAACAGTACCGAATCCTGGTAAGTCATCCGATAGCTCGTTGAGCTTCTTTCCAAACCCTGATTCCTTTGCATACCCCATGAACTCTCGACGAAGCATCCAGCTCTTCAGATAAGCTCCTTCAGATTCACCCTTGATGTAAACGTCTTTGGTATCGAGGTCAATGTTTTTGCTGGCATCATCATTTCGGTCAGTTACCAGGTCGTAGAAATATTTTGGATCTCCGTTCTCATCGATTGGTCCAGACTCAAACTGGTTGTGTTGGTAGAAGTAGGTTCGCTTCACCACCTCATACTGGTTGTGTATTAAACCAGGAACAATCTCAATCTCTTTTTTGAGAAAGTTTTCCTTGAAGTTGCCCACCATCCCGGCTACAGACTGTGGACCTTTGCCGGTTTTTGAATCGGCGGTCCATTCGTATTGTTGTTTTACTGTTGATGTTGACATAATGATTATCGATATGCTTTACGGCCCCCTGTCCTCACTCGCTCGCGCCTCTCTTCAACTCTGGACACATCTTCCGGATCAGCTTTTCCTTTCGTGCTGTAGGTCCTCATGGCCCAAGCTATTCCAGCTGCGGTGAGAAGGTCGAAGTGCCGGGTAGTATTTTCATCGGTCCGGACCGACAACGTATCTTCTTTGTTGAACTTTTTGGCTTCTAATAAAATTCCTTCGTCTACCAGTTTCAATTCATCATTCTCGACGGCTTCAGACATTTCGTACATCATCCGAGGTTTCGTTGCCGAGGTGGTCAGCCAGCCAAGTTTGTTTGAAGCCACTTCCTCCAGAAGCCCTTCGCGCACCTGAGTATAAATGTATGGATAGATAGCATTAAGTGTCACACAAGTGGTCATACCGACGCTGTTGGCTTCCGGAGCAGCTATACATCCGCCGTACATCAGTGCTGCCTTCTTGATGTCGTGAGCGAACAGTACCGGGTCGATTGTATTGCTGCGGTATGTCATTACTACCTCTCCGGTAGTAAAGTCGATAACGACGATCGTAGATGAGTCTCGCTTGACTCCAACCGATACGTCAGCTCCGAGCCCATATACATGAGTCGGAACGTACCGCTTATATATATGGAAGTCCCCATCGATCATTATCGGGTCAGCCATGTACTTCTCACGCTGAGCATCGATGACTTCACCGTTGAATAGTTTATTACCGGATGTGAGAAATGCCTCTTCCGGAGTGGAGGGGTGCTCTTGAGGCATTTTGAATTTAAGATCCTTGCTGGTGAGGTAGTACCAGTTGCGCTGTTCCTGGGTGAAAACAACTTTCACTAACCGCTGGTCCTTATCGAGCTTTTCATTGATCTCCGGAGAGATTTGAATATCACCTTCGATGAGGTTGACCGGGTTCTGGTACCAAGGGAAGAAGAAGAATTTATAATCCTTCGTGGTGAGCGGCCGCTGCAGGCGCTTCGTCTCCATCGCATCCTGACAATAGTCATAGAAGTGACCTTCCTCACCTTCAGCTGTCGACTCCATAAAGACGACACCCTTACTCGGTACAGCCGGCAGTGTACCAGTGATGATCTCAGTCGCCTTCTCCGGGAACCGGGCACAAATCTTTCCGAACTCAGTAATGAGTACCATCTGATAGGTACCTGATCGAAGGGAAGTAGAGACACGCATTACTGAACCGTTTGTAAATTGGTATTCGACAGCCGAGTCACCGACTGATTGTAGTTTGAACCACTCCTTCAAGTGAAGCGGGAAGTTTTCCCAAGCAATTTTAACTTTACGGAAAATGACCGAAGCATCATCTTTGGTGTGAGCAATGATACCAAGAGATTTGTTTCGATTGAACAACGCGTAGTCGAGCATGAAGATACAAATGAAAGTGGTGAATCCCAACTGACGCGCTTTCAGCACAATAT